AATTAAACGGACCAGGTAAATCAGCAGGGTTGCTATTTGAGAATCGTGTAAAAGCTGCAGTGCGTGGTTGATTTCTCCAATGCAAAAATCGTTCGTAATTAGCAAATGAAACTGGCTCGGTCACGTTCAAAGGGGGGACAGAAAAGTTAATAGGCATAAGGGTTAATATGGGATCCCGCAACCCAACGGGACTGTTCATTGTGCTCACCTATCGGGGGACCGTGCAGCCTCTTGGCATTTATATTAGCACATCAAATTGTCTTTGGTCCCTTAAGAGCACAACCCCAAACTGCGATCATAGGTCAGGAAACACACGCCTGGGCTCATAAACAGAGCCCAGGTCAGGACGGATAAACATGCCGTCATAATACCTTTCTAGCTCCAACTGCTCGTCAGGAGTTATCCCAAACGAGTCATAGAAACTAGACCGAGCTTCAGCTGTCACTGGCACCACATGGCGACAAACTCCATGCTTCAAGTGCCATTGCATGTTCCAGCTAAGTAATCGATCAGGCACCATGCGTTTCTTGCCAGACCTCACATACATCCCATAAAAGGACTGGAAGATTGGTATACCGCCGGTCATTGACAATCCCCCAACACCAACTGAATCCAGCCAGCCAAGAAACTTAGCTTTAGATTGATAAGGTTCCAGCATGACTGAATCCTTAGCAATGGCTGTAATTGGGTTGCGGACCATGACCCAGCGAACACCATCAAACACTGGTTTCGTTTGGCAAAATTCCAATTGGCCAAATTCATAAACTGGAGCCTCAACAACCATGTTGAAGCCCAGTTTCCGAAACCAGGCATCAAGACCGAGAGAAAATTTCTCCAAGTCTCGTTCTTCCATAAAAACGACACAATCATCACCATTGTTTGCAAGCGAGCCAACAATACTTCTATCGTTGAGATACTGCCAAATCATACCACACATGAGTATGCAATTACCTAAAGAGGTGTTCATATCACCACTCATGCGGGTACCATCGGTAGTATAAGATAGATTACCATCAGGAGTATAGCCCACACACCGATTCTCCAACTGGTGCTCAAGCAACTTCCCCAACTTAAACCTATCTTTCTTGCTTGCAAAACAGGAAATGCACAACTCATGCTCAAACTTGAGGGCATCCTGTGAAACGTGTTGATCAAACCTGCTGGCATCTAAGCCAACAGCTACTGGTTTATCAAACATATCCCATTTCTCCCTCATAATTCGAGCTGTATCATGTATGTCGTATCCCTTCATGACCGTGGGATGGTCAAACAATTTCCCGATGGATTTAAAAACCCTGTGTTCAATTTTCTTGAGATATCTGCCAACCCTAATATTGAATCTAGGATTCCTTGGCGAGATAACTCGAGGAACGGGATCTTGTTTGGTAGTGCGATCTGTTTTCTCATTCTTGATGAAAACCTTAACCTCTGCATCTTTCGCCGCATCGCCATAACCCTCATTAAGCTCTGCAAGCGCCTGCTGGTAAACTTCTTTCTTGCGGCCACTATACGAGTCAACAAATTGTTGATGACTCCAAGGGGCGGTCTTAGGCAGAAATTTATCAACAGCCCTACGAAACCCACCAAGTTTCGTAGAAAAGTATCCAGGGGCCGGTTTAGGAGGGGGTGCGAACCCCGTGGGGTCAGACGAATCTTTCACCACGAACACCCTTTCCTTAACAGCTCTCTCAAGAGTGGTCAACCTATGATCAAATGGTACAACCTCTAGGTCTGGTGAGACCAGAGACACACGAACATAATTGCGATGTTTAGGACACCCA